AGCTAAAAAACAGCATTTGCAAAATAAGATAGAAGGTTCTGCACCAGAAGTTTCTGTAGCTACTTAATAAAAAGCTACATCGTTGGAAAAATCCAATCCACATTACAGGCCCTCTTGCGCTCTACTCAAATCTGCTATATAAAACTAATTACTATACAATTAATTAGAACATAGACGCGTATAGTCGACGGCCTAGAGACTATGTTCGGAAAACTAGGAGGATATAATTATGGCTAAAACTACATTTTCAGGTCCAGTACTTGAAGGAAAAGAAGGTGTAAATATTGAAACTAAAACTTCAAACTACACTGTAACAACTGCTGATTCAGGAAAAACTTTTGTTTCTGAAACTGACGGAGTTGTATTTACATTACCAGCAATCGCAGTTGGTTATGTATTCAAGTTTGCAAACAATGCACCTGACGGAGCAAACGCTCTAACGATCAGTCCTAATGCATCTGACGGAATCACTTATGCTGGTTCATCTACAGATGACAAAGACTTAATCAATACAAAAGCTACTTCTAAACAAGGGGACTTCGTTGTTATTGCATCTTTAGATGGAACTACAGCATGGCAAGTTACTCAAGTTAGAGGAACTTTTGCTAAAGAAGCGTAATAGTTAATTTAGTGTGGGGCTTCGGCCCCACATATTAATTTAAGGAGAAACAAAATATGAGTTCAGACCAAAAGTTTAGTACACTAACAGCAGATGGTAATTTTAAAACTATTACTGGCGGTTCCACTAACATAGGACCTTGTAGAGTTACATACATACAAGCTCATGGTGGAAGTAACTGTTTAGTTAAATTACATGATGGAACAGGAACAGGTGGTTCTTTACAATTCCAAGCTAAATTTAGTAGTGAAGGTTTAGACATCTATGTTCCAGGAAACGGTATTAGATTTGAAACAGGAGTATATTTAGATTTAACTACTACAGATTCTGTTACTATTGGCTATACCGGCTAGGAGTTTAAATGGCTAATACAACTTCGGGAACTACAGCGTTCGACAAAAACTTTTCTATTGATGAAATAATAGAAGAAGCTTTTGAAAGACTAGGTATTGAAAACGTAACTGGTTATCAGTTAAAGACTTCAAGAAGATCATTAAATATAATGCTTCAAGAATGGGGTAATAGAGGTATTCACTATTGGGAAATAGATGAAACTAATATTGATCTTATAGAAGGACAATCAGATTATGACTTTTTCAGAGCTAGTGGTGATGGTACAAGCGCAGTTACTACACCTACTAATGGTCTTTTTGGAATGTCCGATGTTCTTGAAGGACAGTTAAGAAGTAATAGAACACAAACAACTCAATCAGATAGTCCGATGACAAAAGTTGATAGATCAACTTATGCAGGATTTTCGAATAAATTATCTAAAGGTACACCTAATCAATATTGGGTAGAGAGATTTATAGATAAAGTTAGAATACACATTTACCCAACACCAGATTCAACAAATGCATCTAAAGACATGCACATATATTTTATAAAAAGAATTCAAGATGCAGGAGCATATACTAATGCAGTTGATGTTCCTTTTAGATTTGTACCATGTATGGTTTCAGGTTTAGCATATTATCTATCTATGAAGTATGCACCACAACTAATGCAGGGTATGAAATTAGTTTATGAAGACGAGTTTCAAAGAGCATTACAGGAGGATGGGTCAGCTTCAAGTACACATATTACACCTAAAGCTTATTACCCAGGTACATAATGGCAAAGTATGCAACAGGAAAAAAAGCATTAGCTATATCTGATAGATCAGGTTTACAATTTCCTTATCGTGAAATGGTAAGAGAATGGAATGGATCGTTTGTGCACATATCAGAGTTTGAACCAAAGCAACCACAATTAGAACCAAAACCTATGAATGGTGATGCAATATCATTACGTCATGTTAGACCAGATAGAACAGAGCCAGCAGTTCCAAAACTTTTACCTGTTAATCCATTTACAATTACAAATGCATCTACAACTGTAACTGTCAATGAACCAGATCACGGTAGATCATCAGGTCAAACAGTTAGATTTAGAGATGCAACTAATGTTGTTAATTTACCTGCAGCAACAATAAATTCAGCTTCAGGGTATACAATTACTAAAGTTAATGATAATAGTTATACATTTGTGTCAGGAGTTACAGCTTCAACGACACAAAAAGGAGGAGGGAGTTTTGCTTCTGCAGGACCTGTAACAATATCGCCATGATAAAATATATTATTAATAAAATTAAAAGTTGGTTTACACCAAAAGAAGAAATGGATCCGCATGAAGTTATGTTACATCCTAAAGAACCAGATGTTCCAATTTATGTAGATCATTGCCCTAAACACACTCGATACAGAAAAAGCTGTCCTGAGTGTAAGGAGTTAATGGTATAATGGCATATACTTTATCAAACTTACAAGATGATATTAGAAATTATACAGAAGTAGATGATTCAGTTTTTTCTACAGCCGTATTGGATACTATAATTAAAAATGCAGAGAATAGAATTTATAGAGAATCTGACTCCGATGATAACAGATTTTACGCTACATCTAATCTACAGTCTGGTAGTAGATATGTAACAATACCATCAGATCTTAGATC